CAACTCCAACTGTTACAACTGTTGTGCTTGTAAAAGCTGTTATAATTCTACTCTCGCCATTGATAGTAATTTTTGCACCAATCATTGTGTTTAAAAACTGTGTCCCTACGCTTGTAACAGTTACACCACTTGTGCTAACCGTGCCAGTTGGAGTGAACCACTTCACAGTATGATATAAAATAGTACCGTCTTGCAAAGCATACGTTGGGTTTGTCGAACTTGATAACTCCCCTGTTGTTGGGTTTGGTAGTAGGTTTTGTTTATATCCAAGAGCATCGTTAAGAACATCAACAGTAGGATATTTTGTTCCTGTTCCGTCAATCGCTAAACTGTTTTGTTTATTTGCTTTGTCTTCTTTTAATACTAACGCATCAAAAACTACATTTTGTGATGGTGCTATATTTGTAACTCCATCCACAATTGCATCAGCAACTTTGCTATCAATTTGAGTTTGTATTGAACTTGTAGCATCAAGATAACTTAATTGTATTGGTGTAACACTAGAACTAGCTAAATCTTTATTTGAATCTAAATATACTACAGTATTGGCTGTTCCTGAATTAAATCTCGGAGCTGTTGTAAATGTTATTTTAGAAACAAATGTTTGAGCTAATGTTTTTATTTTTTCCCAACCTAAATAAAATTTACTAGGTGTTACAATATCTATATTATTAGTCGTAGAAATATTTTCAATAATTGCTTGAGTAGTTATTTTAGCAGTTCCTCTAAAGCTTTCTGTAGCTTGTTCAGTATTACTTTCAAATCTTTCCCAATTAGTTGAAATTTGTCCTGGATTATCAATTAAAGCATAAAAACTATCTCCAATATCCAATAATCCAAAACCAGGTGGTGTTCCTGCTACACTAGTATTATAAGTATCTCCACTTCTAATAGTATCTCCAACTCCTGTACCCGTTATTGGAAAAGTATTTGAAGAAGCATCCCAATTTCCAGCAGGTCTAAATATTGAAACTGTTAAAGAATTAGCATATGCTTTTGTTGCATAATCAGAATCATTTATAAATTTTGAAACATTTATATTATCTGCTAAATGTGTTGTATTAATAGATGATGATTTAACATCTGCGATAATGACATTATTATCATCGTCATATGTAAAATTAATTGTAGGTGTATCTATTAAAATATTACCAACAGCATCTTGAGCGTTTTCATTAGTGTATTGTGTAATATCACCAACAAATAAAAAATCTCCATCAGTTAATTCAGTATTAAATTCAACTTTTGTTTGTGGAGAATTTAATAAATCTGAATATTCTCCTGTTGTTGCAATATCAGCTAAATCATCAAGTTGTACACTTGTTGCATTTATTATATAAGGATTATCAACAGTTCCAATTCCAGTAACATTAGTATTATCTCCTGAATTTACATAAGTTATACTATCTTCAGTAATAGAGTTAACTATATAAGGATCTAAAGTTGTTCCTGTACCTGTTACTGTAACATTATCTCCAGCATCTAATTTTGTTTCAGAACCATTTGGTGTATTTGGAATTAAACTTTGTACATATTCTTTCGTAGCTAATGCTTTACCAGTAGGTTCTCCATTTATAATGTATAAAGATTGTTCTGGAGCAACAATTTCATTGTTTATTGTTTTTTCAATTCCTAAATCAGTTAAATCTGCATTAATAATATAAGGATTTATAATAGTACCAATACCTGTTACTGTAATATTAACTCCTTCTTGAATAACTGTGTTAGATATTTCTGAAGTTGAAGAAATTTCATAAGGATCTAATGTAGTACCAGTTCCTGTTATTGTGATATTATTACCTTCTGTTAATTTTGTTTCAGAACCATTAACTGGTTGTGTATTAGAATTTAATATTTGAAAAAAATTAAAAGATTTTCCAGAATAATCAATACCATCTACTGCAGAATATGTTGGATATGTAAAATGTGAAGTTAGTAAACCAGTTTCAACACCTATAACCTCTCTCCAAACATACTCCGTTTTTTCATCTTTACAATATATTTTTAAACCTTCATAATATTTAAATGCTAAATTATTACCAGTTCCTAAATCTTTAAGAGTTGCTTCATTTTGAATGCCTGTTATAGAATCTAATCTAACTTGTTTAGGTACATTAAATCCTTTTGGAACATCAGCACTATATTCATTTGCCATATTATTAATTTTATTATGTTTTGGTTATCATTATAACCATTTTTTATTTTTAATATACAATCATTAATACTATTTATTATTATTCCAGAAGTATATTCTTCAGGATTTACAACTAAGCCTTTAATGTTATTATATTATCATATGTATTACCTTCTGAAGCTACTTCTTGTAAAGTTGGAATAGAAGGTTGATTTAATTATTCGATTTGTTCTTTACTTACTATAAAAATTAAATCATCCTCTATTAAATCTTGTCCTGTTATATAATCTTCATTATTATATAGATTTTCAGTTAAATTTTTAATTAAATAATTTTAACCACATTATCAATTGTTAAAACTTTTAAAATTGGAATTATATTTGAATCTACTATAATTTAAGAATTATCTAATAAATCTTATAAAGTAGTTGTTATTTGACCTAAATCATATTCTTAAAATTCTTGTACTTTTTTTTGTAGGCTCAGTAACATTTATTGTTATATTCATATTTTAAATATTTTTTTTAATTATAAACTCTTATTTCCACATTTAAATCAACAATAATATCATCAGAAGATGTATTTATTAATGTTGTATATAATCTTACTGTGTTATTACTAATACGAAGTAAATAAACTCCCATATTGTTACCACCTGCATCAGTTCTGATAATCTGTCTATCTGGTATTAAACGAGTTTTATTTTCTGTAAAAGAATTTCCTCCTGTTAATACTCCATCATAATTTCCAGCAGCTGATCTAGTCCAAGTTATAGTACCTAATGTATTTTCTAAAATAACTGCTGTTGGTGCAGTTGTACTAGTTTGATTTAATATCACAGTGTAAACTTTATATGAAATTTCTGGAATTAAATCTACAGTATCTTTTATATTTTTACCTACATTTAAAGGAGAAATACTTTTTGTAGATGTTTTATTAGTAATATCTGTATCTATTTGAGTTTTTATTTGTTCTTTTGTCATTATTGAAATATATCGTTAAATTCAATATCAAATATTGAATTGTTTAAAATGTTTGTTTGTGTAAATTTAAAAAATATATTACTAGGAGTATAAAAATCTTTAGATACAAATAAAGTACTATTTAAATCAGATAAATATATAATATCAAATATATCAGTAACATCATTATTTAATATATCTGTAACTATAAATTTTTGATCATTTGATTCAGTAGCGTAAAAACAAATTCTACCTACGTATTGATAATTTATAGTTTTACCAATATTTTTAAAATGTGAATATGTATCAGATAATTTATTTATAAAATACCCTTCGTTATATGTTAATGAAATTATATCATTTATTGTAGTAAGATAAGATTGTTCTTGCCAATAATAAATTTTACCTATTGTTGGCTGTAAAGGATTTGTATTACAATCATCTTTTTCAGCTTGTGTAAAATTATTTTTTTTACTCATTTGATATACTTCTTGAAAATTATTATTACAAATTATTTTAGAATTATATAAAAGAGTATTATATATTTTTAAAAGTTGTTTTATTTCTTCATCATTTAATGTTAAATAAGTTTCTTGTAATAAATCATATGTGATAGCTAACAAATATATATCAATTGAATTTATTGTTTTACCAATTTTAGCTTTTTTATATTCTTTATTTAAAGAACTAATAATTCTAGCATAATGTGATTTTTCATCTATTTGTTGCATAATTTAATTATTGTTGTATAAATTTACTACATGAATTACAAGTAATAGTTTCACAATTTTTACATTTAGATATTAAACAAAGTTTTTTAAGATTGTTTAGCATTTCAATAGCTTGTGAATAATAACCTACTTCTAAAGATTTTTTAATAGAATCAATTAATAATGTTACTGTAATTGTTAAATTATTTGAATAAACATTTGTAGTAGTACAATCTATAGATTTTTCCATATCTGTTAAATAATTTAACATACATTTGTAATAAGTTTGTAAATTATAAGCTATTCCTAAAGCAGGGTCTTGACAAGTTATACAACCTTCATCACCTACATAATTACTTTCAATTTCTATAAACCAAAAATCCGTAAAAGAAGTAATTTTTAATTCTTCTGCAGTTACTGTAAAAGTTTCAATATTATTAACCTGTTCTAATTTATAATTTAAATCAATACTTAAATCTTCATTTTTAAAAGTAGTTGTATTCCATAATTTAATTGAAGTTATTAAACTTCCTGTGACAGTTTCTACATTAATTTCAAGTTGTTGTCCGTCATTTAAAATTTCAAAATTTTTTATTTTAACTGCACTCATATTTTTTATGTAAAAAAAAAGCTGACTGCGTACAAATTAATGTTTACAATCAGCCTTTTTAGGTTATTAATTATTTATATTATTATACTACTGCTAAATTAGCAGGTACTGTGGCGAAGGTATCAACTGCAGTTCTAATTGAAGTAAGAATAGCATTTGTATTAGCATTATTTGCTAAAGTATCTGCAGTTTTTTCTACGGCAATAGTTAAAACTTTATATTGATGTTCTACATCAACTGATGTATTAGGTACATAATGTTTAATATGAATAAGATTATATATTCCTGAAGTGGAAGCATATGTTGGAGTTAAATTTCCAAAATTTGCTGGATAACCATATTCTCTTGATGGATCATATTTAAATCCTTTAAGAACATATTCGGCATTAGTAACCCATTTACCAGTTCCTGTTCCAGGTTTTGGTGCAGTTATTTGAGTAGTTGTTAAAAGATTAAGATTTGAACCATTGTCTGATGTAGGTACATTTTCAAAAACTTTACCTTTAACTGTAAATCTTAATTTACGACCAGTATCTCTACCAACGCGATTAGCTTGATATTTTTCTGTAATTAAAATTCCAGTACCATCAGCAACAGCAGTAAATTCATCATTTCCACGATTGGAAAGATTTTTATTTAATGATAGTAAAACTCCGTTTCTAACAGTTGTTGCTGTATCAGAACCTAATACTTGACCTGTTACATAATATCCTTGAATAGTTGTGAAATTTTCAGGAGATAATTGATCTTCTAATCTAATTTCAACTTCATAAGTTCTTTTAGCTGCTACAACACCTGCTGTGTTAAAACCATCTATTTTATAAGAACCTTGTACTTCAGGAGAATAAGCTGTAACTGTAACTTTTTCTACATATTTAGGATCTACTTTATCAGAGAATTCAAATCCTCCAGGAATAGCATCTGCCTTTTGTAAAATATAAAATGGTTTTTTTGCAGCGACATTAGTACCATCTTTAGATAATACTTTTAATTCTTTGTCTGATGCTGAAGTAATAAAAGTAGGTACTGTTGTTTCTGTAGCTACTGCATTTCCAATAAGGATTTCGCCAACTTGGTTTGGTACAAACATAATTTAATTTGTTTTAATTTATAATAATTTATTCATTTGTTTGGCTCATTTGAGCCTTTATTTGTAAGTTTTGAGATTTATAATCAGCAGTAGCTAATATAACAGCTCTATCTAATATTTCTCTACAAACTTCCGTGTTTAATTCACAAGCAGTTTCTGTAGATATTCCATCAATTGTTAAATTATCTGATGGAAAAGCAGTATCTAAATTTGTGATAATAATTGGTTTTGGATATTTAATATATCTAATTTGATATTCTAATGAACCTAAAATGTTATATGGTGATATAATTTCAACAACTTTAATATTACTAATATTTGATAAATCTAATCTCCAAGCAACTTTATTATCTGGTTTTTCAAATGGATTATCAATTTGAATATTGTATTCATCATAAGACATTGGTTTAACATTTAAGAATGTATTATTATAACAATCTTCAGAAATTACTTTAGCTTTTTCATTAACAATTAAAAATAAATCGTCAGGTATAGGATAAAACTTTGCTTCTGAATCTATATTAAGAGAATTTGATATAATATCACTTGTTTTATAATCTTTAATTAACTGATTTAAATCTCTACGTCTTTTTTCAGTAGCTTCAAAACCTTTTTGTTTACGATTACTTAAAGGATCATAATAATTTTTAACAATCTCTAATTGAGCTTTAGTCAAATAAAGACTAAGCTCATAATCATCGATTCCTGGGCTGCTCATTGACGCTATTGCATTATACGATACATCAAACTCATTTCGGAATTCTTGATTAGTCATACTTATTTAATTTTATTAATCTTAGCTTCGATTAATGATCTAACATCTTGGTTTTTTACATCATCTAAATATGCTATTGCATTATCAAATGTAGCAATTTCTCCAGAGTTACACAAATCTAAACCATCTTCTGTTGAATATTTATTTGATTTCTTAAGAATTACACCTTTATCAATTCCTGTATTAATTAACATTTTTGTATAAAGAGTTTTATCATTCATTACACTAACAAATTTAGCAGCTTCATTATCAATAAACTCTTCTACTTTATGTTGTAACCAATCTAATTTAACTTCTGATGAAATAGGTTTATTTGTAAGTAATTTAAGAACACTAAGTAATTTTTCTTTATCATCTTCAATTTTACCATACATTTTAAATGCTTCTTTCTTAGCATCGTATTTACCTTTATTTTCTAACATCTCTTCGTTTTCTCTACAGATTGCAAATTGATAAGTTTGTTTAGTATTACGACTTGTCCAAGTAGAAGCTATTTCGTTTTTTAAAGATTCTAAAATTTTATATGAAATATAATCCATTGGATTACTTAAATCTAATCTATTATTAGCGTCTTCTTTATGTAAAGCAACTCTAAATGTATTCCAAAAATCACCATATACAGATAAGTTTAAACCTGTAATAGATTCTAAATATTCTTTTTCATCATTACTTAATATATTGGCAATTGAACCATTTCTCATAAGAGGTGTACAAAACTTACGAACTGCTTTTGATAACAAACCACCTGAAATTACGTGATTTTTATCTACATTAGCAGCCATTCCTCTATTTCTATGAATATATCTAAGCGTAACTATTTCTTGTGGTAATGTAAAATTACCTTTAATTGTTTTTTCCATTCTTCTTTTTATTTGTCTTCTTCCGAAAGATTTTTAATTTATAAAAAAGGGGTTATATTTCAAACCCCTTATAATTATTTTAGTTTAACAATGATGGTATCATTGATGCAGTTCTAGAAGCATCTTTTACCAATGAACCAACCCCTTCTACAAGAGCAGTCATTGTTGCAGAATCTTCCATTAATTGCATTGTTCCACCTCTACGACCTGTATAAGGATCTCTAATACCTGCCATATATCCACGTAATTCGTCAGAACCTCTAACTTTTACTTTTTGGATATTAGGTTCTTCCATTGAACCGATGTAAAGAATATCGTATCTGTAAGATTCAGCTACACCACCATCTGGGTGAAGAATTTTATTACGAACTTTATCATCATACATTGGATCAACTTCTAACATTACGTGAATGTTATTAGGAGCTCTATATTCTGTAAATTGGAATCCTGCGCTAAATGCATTGTTATGGAATTTAGAAGATACTTGTTTAAGTGCATTTTGATTAGTGTTATCAAATCCTAATGCAGCCCAACCTGAAGCAATTTCTGCTACAGCTCTATGAAATTGAGCAGCCCCTCTTTCACCTGTACGCAACATAAATTTACGTTGATCCCAATCTAATTTACCTTCTGATAATTCAGATAGTAAATCTTCTAACATACGAATAGAGAATCTATTGTAGTAAGTTGTGTTTGAAACTTCCATTTGTTCACGAATTCCTGAACCAGCTTTAATTTCAATATTGGCATTACCTTTATTCAAGAATCTACCATTTTCATCACGGTTTGTTTTACCAAACATAATTGTACGTGATTTAATACGTGACAATGCTTTTTCAAACTGCCAATAAACTTCTTGCATCCAAGTTGTAGAACTATGAACTTTTCCTGTATTAGGATCTCTTGTTTCAATACCTGCGTGATACACTGGTTGAATTTTACAATCAATCATAGCACCTGAAACTTTATGTTCCATACGAATTGAAGTAACAGAGTTTCTCATTAAGAAAGGAGAAGTAAATTGAATACCTGCACCTTGGATAGAAAGCTCATCCTCAACAGGAGCACCTTCGATAGAGAATCTGTTTCCTGGTAAAAATTCGTCTCCTGGAATACCTAACAATGATTCTTGACCACCCCATACTTCACAAGTATAAACGTAATTAGAACCTTCTTCATAAGGATCTTCTATAATTCTCACTTGATATGTATCAGGTCTATTACCTGCAATCAAATGCATTTTTGTAAACCATTTTTCAGCGAATACTAATTCAAATGTTGCTCTAGCCGCACCAACACCAGTAGTGTTAGCATCTATAACAGCTCCATTATATCTAGCTTCAACTAACGCAATGTTACGTTCATCTGAACCAACAACTTTCCATACAAAATCGTCTGCAGTGGCAATAATTTTTTCAGGGAATAACGATAAGGTTGTATCCAAATTTTTCATTCCTGAATTTTGCAACAATACAGTTGTCAAAGGGGAAATCAATTGTGGTTGAGAACCAAACAATTGAGAGATGTGATTTTTTAAAGTAAGCCCTGACCAAGCTTGTGATTTGGTCATGATAAATTTACCTGCACTCATATTAATTTATTTGTTTTTTATAGTTACTTGTTAATTGCAGATATTTAACGTAACCTTTAAATATCCGTTGTATTATATATTTAACACATGACCTGCAAAATTGTCATATGTATTAGCATCTTGTTGCCATAATGGAACACCATTGTCTTTTAATTTTGTTTGACGTGCAATTTTTTCTAAATCTTTTACAGCACTTGATTTAGCAGTTGTTGAGATTTTACTTAAATCTTTAAAACCATTTGTAAGTTCATAAAAATGATACATTCTAATTTCAAATTCTAAAGGATTTTCTCTTCGTTCCTTCATAAATTTATTTTCAAATGTTCCATCTGGAGATTTACCAACAATATCATTAATTGATTTATAAACTTTATCTTGTAATGCTTTATTAGGTTTTAATCCTGAAATTAAATCTTTAGATTCATAAATGGTTTTTTTCATTTGTTCATCTAATTTAGCTTGATTAACTTTTTCAGCTTCTAATCTTTCTTTATAAGAATTAGTTTCTTTTTCAATTTCACGATTTTTAAATTCTTTAAGGCTTTCTAATGATTCTTCAGCATCTTCTAAAATAGCATCTTCTCCTAAATCAATTAGACGATTTAACATCCTATTAGCTTTTTTTTCATCTAAACCCTGATTTAAATAATCGTCATAAATTATACGTTTAGCTAAATCAATATCATTTTTTAATGAATCTGAGTTAATCGTATTAAGATCTTGAATATCTTTTTTAGCTATTCCAATTTTATTTAAATCTAGATTTGCTAAATAATCATTTAATCTTAATTCTGCTTGAATATCTAATTCTTTATTAAAAACACTAGCAAAATCATCAGCGGATTTAATATCTTTTAAATCGATGTCTAGAGAAGGTAGTAAACCTTGTTCGTGAACAAAGGCAGCTAAAGAAGAATATAAGTTGGAAGAAGACTCGCTACCTTCACTACCTTCATCTTCAACATCTTCCTCGTCTACTTCCTCTGAACTATTGTCCTCAACGTGGTTATTATTTTCTAATGTAGTATCTTCTACATTTGTATTATTATCATTTTCTTCTTGTTCGTCAGTATCGTTATCCTCAGGTAATGCAAAGTTAAAATTTAACTCTTGATTTCCTTCAAATAAACCCATACCTAATTCATTATCGTCTTCCATTCGATTATTTATTATGTTATGTTTTATTCTAAGTTTACAAAGATAATCTATTTTATAACAAAATCCAACTAAAAAGTATAAAATTCTTAGTTGGTTAAATTTCGTCCATAGCGTTTATGTTGTTGTTTTCTTTTTAATTCTAGAGATTTGATTAGATTCTTGCTTTAATTTAACATCATCTTTATGTTTAATCATGTCTTGTTCTAACGCTTTTAATTTAAGATTATAATCACTTCTAGCTTTACTTATATCAAGTTGAAATTTTTCTCTATCTAATGGATTTTCAATACCATCATCTGTAATTCCATCTTTATCAGTATCTTTTCCTAATTCTGCAATATAAATTTTAGTTTCATTATCTCTTTGATTCTTCAAATCTTCGAGTTCAAGTTTTCTATTTTCTAATTCAACCATTGCCGCATTAGCTTCTTGTTGAGTTTTATTCGCTTGTTCAGCTTGTTGAGATTGATTTTGTTGCATTTGCTCTTCAGCCATTTCTAACTTACGTCGCATATCCATTAATGAAGGACTAAAATAAATATCCATAATTGTAGTCATAGAACCACCATTTTGAATAAATGCTTGAGCGTATTGTTTAATAGCCTGTTCAAGTTCTATAATTTTAGGTGTATTAGATACTAATAATCCATAATCAGATTCAGCAAAAGTTTCACCTTCCATATTAAGAATCTCAATAGTTTGATCATCTAATATATATTGTACTTTTTTATTTTCAACATCTTTTAATGCTATTTTAGCAGTTTCTAAAAATGCTTCTAAAACTCTAATTTTAACAGCTTCGTGTTGCATAAACCAATACTCAGTAATATGACTTGATTGATTAACAGAACGTTCTACACCACCAACAGTTTCTCTATTAGAAATTTGACCTTCACGTTGTCTTGATACACCACATAATTCACTCATTTCCATTTTAATGAATTCGAGTAATTGAATATGTTGTTGTATATAAGCACCAGTTTCCATATCAATAACAGACTGTCCTTGATTTTGCATATTACCTACAAGTTTACCAGTAGACATCCCATGTTGACCTTCTTTAAAGGAATCTACTACAGCAATTTTATTTACTACCGCAAAGTGCATCCATTTTTCAATTTCCCAATTAGCAGGAACTTGTGCTAAATCTAACTTCATGATTCGACCATAGTTAGATGCAATTGCTTTATTAAGTCTATCAAACATTACATCATACATATACTGAAAGTTTTTAGCTCTATCTACTAAAGATATAGCCTTTCCTTGATTTGTATTATATATTTGACCAATTACTCCTAAATGACCTTTAGATGGATTATTAGCTTTTATATATTGAACTTGTAAAGGTCGCATTTTAAGATAAATATCTCTACCTAATTTTACACCTTCCCACCCTTCAGATACCCAAAAGTCTGTAGATTCCTCACCTAAAATTTTATCAGGTTTATATTCTTCAGATTCAAATCTAAATTGTTCATCACCGTATTCATCATAGAATTTAATCTTTTTAACTTTACGCAATGATTTCCATCTAACTTTTAATTCTCTAATATTACCATTTTCATCAGTATAATTAGTATTAAAATAATGACCATTTAATTCAGCCATTTGAGTCATACTATCATATAATCCTACAGCATCTGTTCTATCTCTAAATAGGGTATGATTATCATAATCTTCAGAATAAGTACCTCTACTTGTTCTTGTAGAGTATTCTAATAAATGATCAATTTCTTCAGGTTTAAGTTCATCAAAATATTCATCTACTAATTGATTAGGAGATTTATGATCTTCCATTATAATAATATCAGCATCTTCAAATCTATTAGAATTACCAGTTCTAACAGAATGTACTTTTAATGGATTTAATTTTTGAAATGTAGGTTCTCCGTGAGATATATCAACTAAATATATTTCTTCTGCAACAAGTAAAGCATCTTTAAAACCTTGTGTAAATTTTTCAGAAAATTGTAATTCTTGCCAATAATGTCTAAGAATTTGATTAGCCATTTTTTCACGTAAGTCTTGCCAAGTATATTTCATATACTTACCTAACTCATCCATTTTTTGTTTTAACTCATCCTCTTGATAATTTTCTTCTAGCATTTTACTAAGTTTTTCAAATAAGAATTTTTTCTTATCGTCTTCTTTCTTAGTAATTGCATCAGGATTAGTTACAATAACAGACCAATCGAATCTACGTTTAATTTCCTCACCTACTAATAAATCAATTTTAGGAACAATTATAGGTATATGGGGTATCATTTTAGGTACATAACTAGCTTCTAAATGATGTGGATTAACAACTTCTGTTAAATCTTGCATATCTAAAATACCATTATAAAGATTATAATTAATAACTTTATTTTTAAATGTACGTCTAATTCTATCATCGTGATAAAATGAATGTTTATCTGAAAAATCTAAATTATCCTTTCTCCATTCTTTATCTTTTTTAACATATGGTAACCTTTGTCGAGGTTGTTGAATTCTTAAATTTCTAACTTCCATTTATCTAAATTTATTTAACTTCACAATATACAACATTTTATTTCTAATTCAAAATAATTTATCATATATTAATAGTGTATTTGTTTTTCTCCCATAGCGTTTGATTGAGTAAAATTTCTATTAAAAAATTTATCATTTGCTAAAGTTTCAATTTGTTTATCTTTATTAGCTATTGCAGATTGTGTTCGTTTATATCTATCTTCTCGAAGTATAAATAACATACCAGCTGCAGATACTCTATCAAAGTTACCATCTGAATTCCATTTAATACATTCTTCAATGTAAGCTAAACCTCTTAATGTATGTAGTTTTAATTTACCAGGATTTTCTTCATCTTCTAAAGAAGTGTTCATCCAATCAGCTTGTAATTTTCTACCCCATTTATTTACTTCAGCATTTGCCATTGTACCTTTAGATGTATTACCATATCCCATATCTTTAGTCATTTGCATATCTTTAAGAATTTGAGGTGTATCACATAATCTAAACAAAGCATTCTTTTTATCAAAGTAACTGAATAAACCTTTTAAGTTTTTTTCATAATTAGCTATAGCATTATAGAATTCTAATAATCTTAAAGATATTTCATAAGCTTCTTCAGCTAATCTAGGTCTTCCTGAAAACTCTGCAACAATTCTATCTGTAAATAAATCCATTACTTGAATTGAAAATAACGATGTGCCTGAATCAGCATCAATAGGGTCAATACCTGCGATATATCTACCGTGTGCTATTTCACCATTTGCATTTTCTGAAGGCATTTCAAATATCTCTAAACATCCTTCACGATTAGCATTATCTTTATCATAACTTCGTAATGGAAATTTATCATTATTTAATCTCCATTTAAGTTTACCATCACCAGTTCTAATTAATTCTCCAACATAATGTTCCGCTAAAAAAGCTTCTTTTTTAACCATTACAGATTCTAAATAATCTTTAAGATCTGATACTGGGAATACTGTTCCTTCAGTACGCATAATAGCTTCCTGCGGAGTAATAGGTTCTTCAGCTTTCTTTTGAGTAATTGCAGAAGGATCTGATGAATTATATTTAATTTTATATCTATTAATAAGAATTTGTAATAAAGCTTTAATTACATCAGGTTCACCACATTCTTCATCATAACAACTATTACGATTTAAATATCCACCCCAAAAGAATCCACAAGTGGTATCTCCTCTAGTACTTTTATCAAATACATTAGGAATACCGTATATTTCATAAGCAGCAGTGTTATAGAATAATTTTTCAGAACCTTCAAATGAACCTCCTTCAACACCACCTGTACCTCCAGCTAACATAAAACCAAATCCTACATCTCCATCTTCAACCGCTTTTAAATTCACGTTCCAAGCTTTTTCAAGATTAGGAAATAAACCATCTTCTTCATAATGAAGAAGTGGTCCACGAATACCTCTAGCTTTATCTGGATTATCTTTTAATGATATGCCGTGTACAGAAGATAGTAATCCTTGACGTACACCATATTCATCTTTAAATCCTAATTGTATTTCTAATGTACTACCTGCTCTATCTACAGTTCTCATTCTAGGTAAAGGTGTGTGTTTCGCAATCCAGTCTAATGTATCTACAACTTTACCCCATATACCTTTATCACCAGCTAAGAAAGTTTTCTCAGATGCTAAATGAAAGTTAGGATTACCTGTTCCAGGATATACATACATATTACAAGGTGATATTGCACCCATTTTGAATGAAAATCCAACCCCCCTTGTTTTAAGAAGTTTACCATGCATACCACCATCTCTAGCTTGTTGCATATAATGATAAAATAAATAATCTCCTAACCAAGGTTTTGGAAATTTTTGTACACGTTCACCTTTTTGTTTTCTACCTGTACTTTCAGTTTTAACAATTTCAACTAACCATATTGGACTATAATTCCAATAGAAATATAATTGACCTGGAATCCACTCACCATCACTTTCTCTAATTAATCCGTGTTTCCATCTACGTTGCTCTTCTTTCCAAAATTCAGCATATGTAGATTTAGGGTTAGGGTTAGGTGTAAGATGTGTATATTTACCGTGTTTTTCAAAGAATAATGCACGTTCTCTAAAGAAATCCATATCTTCTAATATATGAGGATTTGTTAAATCTACATTGATTCTACCATCATTATAAAATTTAGTTTCTTTAGGTTTATCTTTAGCATATCCTCTAACTCCTTCTGGAGCTATTAATCTTTTAATAAATTCTACAGAAGATAAAAAGTCTATTAATTCTAACCAAACTTCCCTTGGAACTGAGTTTTTAATTTCTTCTGTTAATGGTGTTTGGAATTTATTTAATTTATATAACTCTTTTATTTCATCCATTCGTCAGAATTTAAAACTACAGCTTCAGTACTGAGTATAACTTTAGCAACTGATACTGCGTTTTCTAATGCACATCTAGTTACTTTTAATGGGTCTATGATATTTTGTTCAAACATACTTATTCCAAGATCTAAACATCTTACATCATTAATTAATTCCTTTGGAAATATTGTTACGTAAGGATTTGTTAAAGCTCTTAAAATATAATTATCTACACAATCATTATCTTTTAATAATGTAATTATCGTTTTAAATAAGGCAACTCCTCCACCTTCAACAATACCTTCTTCTAAAGCACAAGCTACAGCTTTAACAGCATCATCATATCTATCAAAACGTTCTTTTACTTCAAGTTCTGATTTACCACCAACTTTAATAATAGATATTTTACCTTTAATATATTCTATTCGTTGTTTAAGTAAATCTTTATCGTGTTCAGTTAATTCAATATTTTTAGATAGCTCAAGTAAGTTTTCTAATTTATCAGAAACATCTATAAAATCATCTTTAACTAATATACTATTATTTTTAGATATTTTACAAGATTGTAATTTACCAAGAACATCTATATTATAAGATTTAGATATATTTGTAATAAGTGTACTTCCTGTAAAATCACATAAGTCTTGTAATAAGTCTTTACGGTGTTTAGAGAAGCCTGGTGACTTAATAACACATATGGGTAGTGATTGTGATAAAACAAAACTTTCAAGTTTTTTAAGAACTTGTTCGTGAATATCTTCTACAATTATTAATAATGGTTTATGTTGTTGCGTTAATTCCAGTATAGGTCTAAAGTTCTCTAGTTTTTCTAATTTACCATCAATAATTAAAGTACTAATATTATTAAATTCACAAGTACCTTTAGATTGATTTGTAATAAAATGTTTAGAGAAGTAACTTACGGGAAGTGACATTCCTGGTAGTGTATCTAATATATCTTCCATATTAGAACTCTCTTCAATTTTAACTATATCAGAATGGTTATAAGCCTGTTGAATAAGTTCGCCAATCTGTAAATCATTATTAGCAGATATGCTAGCAACGTGTTTAATATCATTGTGTTTTAACTCTCGTGAATTAAGTTTTAATTGTTCAATTACTTTAGGTATAATTTCATCAAAAGCTTTATTAATATCTACAGATTTAAAATCTTTTAAATTGTTAATAAATGCTGTAGCTAATACTATTGAAGTTGTTGTACCATCTCCAGCATCCTCTACCGTCTTTTTAGCAACCTGTTTAATTAAATTTGCACCAATATTTTTTAATGGGTCTTTAAATGTTATTTGTTCTGCAACAGAAATTCCATCTTTAGTTATAAGATATTCTCCGTATTTGTTTTTATTAGGTATAATAACAGTGTTTCCGTTTGGTCCCATTGTACTGGAAACCGCTTTATTTAAATCATTAATACCTTCTATAATTTTATCTCTTGCTTCTTTTCCAAAATATAATTCTTCTATCATAATTTTATTTTTATTCAAATTGTAAACCGACCTCAAAAATTCCCATAGCCTGTTGACCTTTCATTCTACCTTCAGTTTCTATTTTTTCTTTAATTAATTCTTTTTCTGCAGCTTTTAAATCTTGCATTACAACTTTAATCTTACTAATACCACCTACAATAGTTGTTAATGTAGTTACTGGTTTATTTCTATCATCACGTTCTTCTAATAACTCTTTAGTCTTAGTTAAGTATTCTGATATGTCATTAGCTGCCAATAAAGCATTTTTATATAGTTTACCTATTACAGTGAGACTTCGTTCTTCATAAAAGTTAATAGCCTCTTGTATTATAGAATCTACTTTCCAATCTTCAGGTAATCCAATGTCTTTTATAATTTCTTCTTTTCTAAATTTAATATCTATAATTAGATAATCAGATTTAATATCTGTATAGTAATATATAAATAACATTTCTTTTAATGCTAAATCTTTATTACGACTCTTATCTCGTTTGAGTATTTTTTTAAATTTTTCCAATTCCCACAAATTATCATCAACGGTTAGAACTCCATCTTTTAATAAAAATCCATTCATATGTTTTAGTTTATACCTATAAAACCCAACTAGATTTCTCAGGCTGGGTTATAGTTTTATTCGTTTGTTTGTAATTCTTTAGAATTTGTAAATCTAGTTTTAATTGATCTATCTTCAATAATAGCAAATATTTTACCATCGAATTCAATTGGGTCTAATTCAATTGTTGTAATATCTTCATGTGTATTATTAGGATTAACTTTCTTATTTGTCATCTTATCTAAACTAAGTCTAACTTTATCTCCTAATTCAACACTTGTTACATTTGAACCTTTAGCAATAATATATTGAAATTGACTCATTGCATTATCAGATAAATCTAAACTATCTAATGTATTTTCTGTATTTAAAGTAATTATTACTTTATTGAACATTGGTTGTTCTAACCATTCTTTACTAATCTCTAAAGCATCATATGCTGTTATGTTCTCTCTCATCTCTTTCTTCTTTACTTTTTTGTAATCTATATTTATGTTTATCTACTATTTCTCCTGATGTATATACTTTTCCTAAGTATTTAAAAAAGAAGTTTGTTTTTATATTATCTATTTCTTCACCTGTCATTGTATCTAATGACATTTTTCTAATCTCCTCATACATAAATCTAAACTGTGATTCAACTATTTCTTTTACTTCACAATCTCTGAGATTATTATTTAAACCTATTGTATGAATAATATCATTTACTTTCTTTTCTTGAATCTTATCCATCTACAATGTTAAAATTAATATTAATAGTAAAAACTTTATTCTTTTTATTCATTTGAGGAATATATACAGATGATATTTCATTATCGATTATAACTTTACTCTTTCTAAGTTTAGTATATATGTTCTCTAAACCTTGTGTAGTAATAGCTAATTCATCTGTGATTAAAATTTTAGTATCATAATCAAATACTGTTTTCCATAGAATTTTATTATTAGTAATCTCTTTAGAAAATTGATAATGATAATATAATAATAAAGCAACTACTGTATATTGTTGTTTCTGAAGTTTATGAAAAGGTTGTAAAAATTCAATATATCTAAAAAAGAAATTCTTAATCTTTACATTTAGATTTGCTGACTTTACATTATCCATAATTAATATTTAGGTTTAATTTTCTGTTCTTTATTATATTCAAATATATCTTTATATTCTTTTACTTCATTTACTGAATTACATCTTTGACATATTTCATTACCATCATCATCTACTTCATATTGATTTGGTACAACTAATGTACCACAATGTTTACAAGCAAAGACTGGTTCTTTATCATAATCGTTATCTTTATTCATTTTAATTTCATTTATTTTATCTTTTATATTCTGTACCCATTCAGTATCATAAAATGGAAATACGTGCATCTTATTGACATACTCAACATACTTATACATTAAGTTAAGATGTCTGAGTAGTTCTTTTTTCATATTTAGTTTTAATATTTAAAAGGATTAACCATCCTTCTGTTTCTTTACTTACATTTACAGTATAACTAAATCTTGGATATTTACCTGTAAATAATTCCATTTTAGTTTGAAATGTATCTAATTGATCTAATGCCTTTTTTAAATCTTTTTCAAAAATTGTGTATTCTTTTTCCATTTATTCAATTTTATTATCTATTTTATATAATTCCCAATCTACTTTACTTAAAAAATTTGGAAATCGCTCTGTATTACAAGATTGTGAAGAATAAGCTCTGTCCGGAAAATCACATCCGCATATAATACATTCGCCTTTTTTAGCACAATCGTTATTACATTTTAATAATCTATGTGCAATTTGTTCTTTAATATGTGAAGGTTGTAAACTTTGTGTTTTTAATCTAATATTACCTTCTATAAAGTTATAAATATTAGATAGTGTTATTTCTTTACTCATTATTTAATCTATTTAATATTAAACTTTTCTCCATTGAATCTAAATCTCTACCAATTAATTGTGGTACAATAGAATCAATATTTTCTTCTGTTACTTTATAATCTAATGTTTTAAGATGATCAGATAATTCATTAATCTGTTTTAACTTAATATAAAATGTTTTAACTTGTTTCTTAGTATTAAGTTTATCTAAAACATTTGCTTTTCTATTTCCGTTTTTACTGAATGTATGCATATTATAATCTTTCAAATTTTAAATACTTGGGGTTCTCTTTACCCCATCTATTAATATATTCTTTTAATTCATTATCTGTTTTACTTGGAAATATATTTCTCCAATATTCTAATTCTTTAGGATTGTTTTTATTGTCCATAAACATTTTATCTTTTGTTGATTTTCTCCAAAAATTTCTTTCACAATTAAGTTCATCTTCTGTTTTTGAATCTATTATTTTTCCATTAATGTCATATGTTTCATATTTGAAATTTTCTAAATATGATTCATTATCTAAATTATCGTTTGCTATATCTATCATTAAAATGTTGTGTTTAAAATTTTAGTATCTATAATTATATCTCCTGTTTTATTAAATAGTATATGTGATTTAATATATCCAGTTTTATTACGAACAAATATTTGTACTGTTGGTATATTATTATCTCCTAAAAACATTCCTACACAAATATCATTTAATCTATTTCCTCTCCATTTATGAGTATAATAATTATACATATTAAAAATATCTTTTTGATTATCTATGATATTCTGTTCTATTTCGTTGTATTTATTTTGTATGTTTATTAGCATTTTTATATTTTAAATTTATATTATTGCTTTAAATCTATTTACTAAGAAATTTGTAAAATCATTACTTTTAAATACCCCATTTAAATCAATATACATTTTAATATCTACTGAAGTATTATCTGGTAAAGTTACTCTACATTTATCTCTTACTACTGTTTTAGACCAAACTTCAAATCCTATTGGTTGTTGATCGTTATAAATAACTTCTATATCGAAGTCACAATCTTGTTCTAATTTATTCTGTTTAAAACCTGTCATATTTTATTATTTAAATATTACAATCATATTATCTTTTGTTCCACTTTGAGTTTTACCATATTTATTCAAAGGTAAATAAAATTCTTCATTATCATCTATTTTACCAAATTTAATTCTACCTTTAATAAATCTAATCTCAGAAGCGTTAGGTTTAATATAATCATGAAATAATTTAGTTGATGTAGAAACTGGTATTAAAAATACAGATATATTACCTTTCTTCATTTCCTCAATACCTTTAATAATAAATTGTTCTTTTAGTTTTTGACTATAAGGAGGATTAACAAAGTTTGATTTACCCCAATCTATTTTTAATCCATCATTTATAATAACTCCTTCATTATAAGGACAAGGGTCAAAATCAAAATTAAACTCTTTATTTAGTTCATTATAAAACTCTGGTGGAGTTGCATAATTATTATCGTTGTTTATGTGTATATTCTTCATATATTTTATTATTGTACAAAGGTACAAAATAAAAATGACAATTCCTAATATTTTATCAATTATTTTTCAAAAATATGCAAAATAAATTTTTAGACATAAAAAACCCACTAAATACTAAGAAATAGTGGGTTACTGCAGATTATATTTAACTCTAGGTTAGTTCTTATTACTTACACTTTGGGCGACTAACTTATCTTTCTAGAATATATGAGCATTAAACATAATTATTGTTAATTTGATTAAAGTAATCAATTAAATTTTAATAGATATTATAAATTTGTAATTTGTTAATTAAAAGACAGAAAAACCCCTATGCGATTTAGCATATTACCGTTATTTTAATTCAAATAGTTGTTTTAATGAAGCAGTGCGTTTTAATACCAAGAAGTAGCTACCTTTAAAAGACATTTTTGGTTCGTGACACCATTTGCTAAATCAACTTCAGTTTAACTATTTTGGGAACAGTTGTTTTCAGACTCATTATTAACCCTAGAGACACTGTCGCAGTTGTTAGTTGCTACCAGCGTAGTCATCATAATAATAATGATATGTTGTTATTAAATTATTAACTCTGCTACGTAGTTCTTACGGGTTAATATACAGCTTATTTTAATAACAGTACAAAGATACAACATTTATTTGTAATATCCTAATAAAAAGTGAATTATTTTACATAAATTGTTATTCACCTATAGCGTTTATATGTAAATTATTAGTGAAAGTAATTTTTTTTTGGAAAATTTTTTAAAAATTTTATATTGATCGGATGTGTGAACTAATAGAAACATCACCCCCACTCTTTTCAAACTTTGGGGATATTCCCC